ACAAACGGATAACAACAATGGAAGAAAGTAATAAGAATATTAATAAGAATATTAATAATATATATAGCGTTCTTGACAACTATACTTCCAACGATGAATTAAGACAAGCTTTAAAAGACTTCCTAGAAATGCGAAAGAAGTTAAAAAAACCTATTACAGATAGAGCATTTAATATGCTACTAAGTGAATTAAATAAATTAGCTGCAACCGATGATTTAAAGGTTAAACTTCTAGACCAAAGTATATTGCATAATTGGCAAACTGTTTACCCGTTAAAAGTAGATAAACAGGACAAGCCGACAGCAAAGCCAAATAAATTTCACAACATAATTGAGCATGACAGAAAGACAGAAAGCGAAATGGAAGAACTAGCACAAAGGCGAATGCAGCAGAAGTTGAAAGAGATACAGGAGAGAAAAAATATATAAGGAGAGGGCAAGACCTCTCCTAAAGGGGAAGAAATGAACGCATATGAAAAAGCAATAGAATATTTCAAAGAAGAAGTAAATGAGTTTAAGGGAAATAATAAAACTGTCAGACTTGCGGCTATTGATGCACTTGAAAAACAGATACCTAAAAAAGCTATTAAAAAAGAGTATTCAGAAAATAACGGCGAAGATTATTATGATTATGGATATGATTTTAGTTGCCCATGTTGCGACAATAGTGTAGGGACATGGTCTAATGAGTTTGAAGATTGGGCGTATGAAAACTTGACATATTGTAATAATTGCGGTCAAAAATTAGATTGGAGCGATGAAACAAATGATTAAATTCACAATACCATTAAAAGTTAATTCAAACCTTGGCATGAACAAAATATATGCAGGCAAGCATTGGACAAAGAGAAACGCCGACAGCAAAGAAATACATGACTTAACACGAATACACATGAAGTTACAGAAAGTACCACAAAAGCTATTTGATGAGCCTGTGGCGATACATATAAGCTATAACAGTAAGCTTGATTTAGATAATCACGGCTATTTAACTAAAATGATTGTGGACAGCTTAAAAGGTTATTTAATTGAGGACGACAGCAGAAAATATGTACAAGCATTAATACAAGATTTTCATAGCGGAAAAGATGTAAAAGTTGAGATATGGGGGTTGAGTGAATGAAATTTATAGTTGGAGATAAAGTCAAGATAATAAAAAATGAAGATAGATATTATTCTAGTAAAATGGAACAATTTATCGGTAAAACTTGTACATTGAAATATGTTTACGAAAATTGTTGCTGTATAGAAGAAGATAACGGAATGTGGGTTTGGGACTTTAATATGTTAGAGCCTGTACAAGACAATAAATTCAACTATTGGCGTAACATTTGTGAAATTCAAGCAGAACAGACAGCGAAAGGTATTGCGAAATATGGCTATCCGTTAGAACAAAACACATGGCTAGATATTAACGAAAGGATGAGATATTTACAAGAGGAATTAGTTGATGTGTTAATGTATGTTGAGCATATAAAAACGTTATTAGGGAACGAGAGTAAAAAACAAGACGCTAAGAAAGTAATAACCAATAATTTTAAAAATTTTGATTGCCCTAATTGTAAAATTAGTATGGACAGTAAAGCGCATAAAGCAAATTATTGTGCAAATTGCGGGCAAAAATTAGATTGGAGGAGATAAATAAATGGCTAATTTAGAGGATATGAAAGAAAAGTTTATAGTCATTAAAAACGAAGATATAACAAAGCATTTAGATGTTGACCAACAGATGCAATTAACCAGCTTATTGATACTGATAAAAATCGGTAGAGCAAAAGAAAGCAAGACAATTAATAATAAATATCTTGTCATTAATACAGATGAACAATACACAGACGAAGTAATAGAAACATTAAAGAAAAATGGTCATTGGGGGTAGAAAATGAAAGTATATGATTTGCAATGCCTATTAAACGCAGTACCGCAAGACTACGAATTGCTATTAAATCAAGAATTTCCAATAAACGAAATTACGGTTGATTACGATAATCAAGAGTTGTCGTTGATAGTACCCGAAGTTATAGAGGAAGATGAGGAAGAAGAGGAAGAATATTTATGAATATTAAGAAAGCAAGAAAACAAATAGAAGCTATAAATGAAATTTTATCTAACTATGATTTTACAAACGATGAAGTTGAAATATTAACAGAGGTTAGAGAAGATTTAAAAGCTTTAAATAACATAGAACAATTAAATTTATCGTATAGGGCTTGGGCGACATTGCACAGAGCAGAAGTAGAAACCATTGATGAATTTATTGAATTTATGTTTAATATAGAAAAATATAATATGAGATTGCCGCAAGGTGCAGGCGCATCAACTAAAAGTGAATTGTTAAAAGCATATAACGAATTGACAGGTGATGATGTATGAAAAAAGACCATATACGAGATTACGCAACCGAAGCATTCAGATATTACGCATTCCTAGGCAAGCCACACAAAGAGGACTTAGAACAAAAGTATTATGACGAAGCGAAAGAGGAATTTAAAAGAGAGTATCACGAAACAAAGGGGACAGGCATATTTAAGCCGACAGAAGCACAGGTAATTTATGCAGAAAGCAAAGTTAGGGAAAAGCAAGCAGAACTTTGGGATATATTAGCAGTTGAAAAGACAATGCAACAGTTAGCATTTTACGAAAGGGCGGCGGTTGACATAGTATATTTCCAAGAGCCACACAGAGACATTAAAAAGGGAGATATAAGGGATAGAGTTGTACAAGCTAGTTTACATATACCCGCAGGAACTGCGACAGTTTATAGGTATTTAAGAAAGGCGAGATTAATATTTGCTTACGAAAGGGGATTAAGAGTATGAAATGCATTGAATGTGATAAAATAAAATATGAAATTGACAAAACAGGACATTGCAAAGCGAGATGCACATTGCAAACACCGCCGCAAAAAGGAAAAATAATAACATGGGCTAGTACAACAGTAATTTTAAGTCCGATAACATTTCCTAGACAGCACGGCTATAGTAGGGTATTTGAAGAGTTAGAAAAGAAGAAAAAAGCGCCGAAATGGTGTCCGTTAACAAAAAAAGTTGATGAATAGTTTTGTGTATGTTATTTTAAAATAAAAAGCGTGGTGACAAAATGACACGAATGCGAACAATAAAGCAAACGATAGAATATTTTAAAAAACAAGACCAAGAAACGGCTTTGACCGAGTGGGGTTTAAGACAAATGATATTGAAAGGAGAAATAAAATACCACAAAGCGGGCAATAAGTATTTGATTAACTTAGATTATTTAGAAAAATATCTAAACCATGATGAAAGTTGATAGTTATAAGACCTTGAAAGGCTTTATAATGGTATCATGGCAAGACCAAAAATAAATTTACCCATAATACACCTCTAAAAAGAAGTAGTATCCTCCGCTACTTCTTTTTTAATGCAGAAAGGAAGTGAAGCATTAAGTGACAGAAAAACAAAAGTTATTTGCAAATGAATATTTAGTTGACCTTAATGCGACACGAGCATATAAGGCGGTTTATAAATCTGTAAAAAATGATGATGTTGCAGCACAAGCAGGAAGTAGATTGTTGAGAAATGTCAAGGTTGCAGATTATATTTCTGAACGCATGAAAGAAAGAGAAAAACGAACAGAGATAACGCAAGATATGGTTTTAAAAGAACTTGCAAGCATTGCATTTGACGATATTAAAAACTATTTAGCATTTAAGACAGTTAAAACGCAAATAGGTGTTGATGATGATGGTGAGCCAATAATTGATTATAGAACTGTAGTTGATATGAGAGACAGCGATTTAATCGACACAAAGAATATAGCTGAATTAAGTATAGGAAAAGACGGTCAATTTAAATTTAAGCTATATTGCAGGGATAACGCATTAATTCAGCTTGGCAAGCATCTAGGAATGTTTACAGATAAGGTTGAATTAAGTGGAAGCATTAACAACGAAGTTGAAATTATAATAGGGGCTGAAAATATTGAAGATTAAACTAAATATTGCGCCCGAGGTTTTCAATCCTATCTATTTGCAACATCAACTTAGAAACAATAATCGGTATCAAATATACTTTGGTGGTAGTTCATCGGGTAAATCATACAGTTTGGCTCAAAGAAGTGTTTTGGACGTGTTTAAAGGCGATAGAAACTATCTAATAGTTAGGAACGTTCAAAACACTATTAAAAGAAGCTGCTTAAACGAAATAACAAAAGCAATATCAAGCTTTAATCTATCAGAATATTTTGATGTTAACAAAACAGACATGATTATCACGTGCAATATTAACAAGAAACAAATATTGTTTTGTGGGCTTGATGATGTTGAAAAAGTAAAATCAATAACACCAATAGACGGCGTAATTACTGATATATGGGTTGAAGAAGCAACAGAATGCGAATACAAGGACATTAAACAGCTTGATAAGCGTTTAAGAGGGCGTTCAAAGGTTTTAAAGAGATTAACTCTATCATTCAATCCAATACTAAAAGACCATTGGATATATAAAGAATACTTTGATATATGGCAGGACAACAAGCAATATATTGAAAAAAATAATGTATCAATATTAAAAACAACTTACAAAGATAATAAGTTTTTAACACAAGACGACATAGATGCGTTAGAGAATGAAACAGATGCTTATTATTACGATGTTTATACGCTTGGGAATTGGGGCGTTTTAGGTAGCGTAATCTTTAAGAATTGGCGAGTTGAAGAGTTCGACACGGCGCCGTTTGATAATTATAGGCATGGTGTTGACTGGGGTTTTGCTGACGACCCTTTCGCTTATATAAAATCACACTTAGACAAAACACGTAAGCGATTATATGTTTGTGATGAAATAGAAGCGGTTGGACTTCTGAACAATGAGAGTGCACCGATGGTAAAAGAAAAGGCAGGCAATGACCTTGTAATATGTGATAGTGCAGAGCCGAAAAGCGTAAGCGAATTTAGAACATTAAGGGTTAATTCTAAGGGTGCGAAAAAAGGCGCAGGAAGTATTGAATACGGAATTAAATTTCTGCAAGGTTTAGAAATAATAATTCATCCAAAATGTCAAAACTTTAAGAATGAAATAAGCAAATATAAATACAAAGAGGACAAGAATGGGAATGTGTTGCCGATACCAGTAGATAAGGATAACCATTTAATGGATGCGCTTAGATACAGTTTAGAAAATGATATGACAAAT